GAACCAAATCCTTCATCAATTGCTATAAAATTTGGGCGTGGTAGGTTTGATACATTTACCAATGCCGTTCTGATTGCTACTGATGTTATAAATTTCTCCATACCACTTGTCAACTCTAACGGCCAATATTCTTCAGTTCCATATGCAATATATGAATTGATATTCTTACCATCCGTATTAAGTATGATTTGGAAATCTACAATTGGCTGTAGTATATTATTTATCTCTACTTCTAATTTAGGTAATATGTCTGATATTAATTGGTATGGTATCCCATCTCTTCTTACACATTGTAAGTAGTATTCATACCCCTCATACTTCTTTTCCATCAATTCTAACTTATCTATAGAATCATTTACAGTTTTAATAACGTTTTGTGAAATTTTAATATCACCACTAACATCAATAATACCATCATTTAGATTCATAATATCTTCATCAAAAATATCTAAAGATAATTTGGTTTTATCAATTTTTTGTTGTACTTTTATGTTATGCTTTACCGATGCTTTTTGTTCTAACGATTTACTTATATCTGTAGATGTGTATTTAAGTTTAGTTATTAAGTCTGATAACTCTAAATTACATGATTTATTAGTTAACTCTAACTTCTCAATCTGATTGGTTAGTTTATCGTATTTATCTTTTAATTCTTTTACACTTACTAATACTTCTCTAACATCAAACTTAAACATATCAGATTTCATATCCAGTATTTCCGAAGATAATCGTTTTGATTTGGAAGTTAGTTTAATTATATCATCTGATAATGTTTTTGATTGTTTAGCAAATGGGGTGTTTTTATTCTTTACACAATGTTCGCAATCATCATCGAATGATAAAGAACCAATACCATCTAAATGTTCTTGTTTATGCTCAATATCAGTATTTAAAGTATCTAACGATGATGTTATCTCTTCTAACCTATTAACATATGTTTGGTATTTTATATGGCTTTCTTGTAATTTGTTTAAATCGTATGATTGATATTCAGTACTAACTGATTTTATTTCAATTGATATATTATCCAATTCATCTTTATAATCCGTACATTCTGATGATTTATCTGAAATTTCTAACTCCAACGAATCTTTTAATCTTATTAGAGAATCTGTATCTATTATAGTATCATCTACGTTTTTTAATTCTGATATTAAGATATCCTTTTCTTCTCTAAGAAGTGTTCGTTTACCCTTTAACTTAGATATTTTATCATTACACTTTACCAATACCTTTTGATTCTTTTCCAAATCCTCTTTTGCTTCTACTAACTTATCAGTAAAGTTTTGATTCTTATAATCTTTTAAGAGTGCACTTAACTCCCTAATCTCATCATTAGCTATTTGATATAATTCTTCAAATACATTCATATCTAAGAATTGAGCAAGTAGTTCTTTCTTTTCTCTTTGTGATTTTTCAATGAACCCACCACTATTAGATTGGTTAGACATTGCTGTAAGAATGAAATCTTCGTATGAACCTACATACTGCCTAATTATAGAGTTTGTATCTCTACGTTCCTCACCATTTAATGAATGAGTAATACCATCTACTATACAATAAAATTCTACATCTACCTTTACAGTTCCCCTTTTTGGAGATTTCTTACCAATTCGTTCTATGAAGTAATCTACCCCATTTATCTCAAAATTAAACTTACAATCGAATTTTGTTTTAGAATAATTTAAAACATCTAATGCTTTTGTTGTACGAGAACATCTATCAAATAAACAAAACGATAGCGCATCCCATAGTGATGATTTACCACTAGCATTTGGTGCGAATATCCCATATGCACCTTTCATTTGTGAGAAATCAATTATATTCTTAGGTCCATATGAAAACATATTTGAAAACTCAAATGTTTTTGGTTTCCATATAATATTCTTCATACCCTTAACACTACCCAATTTATTGTTTATATCTTGGTTAATAGTTCGTATAACTTCCAGTTGTTCATCAGCTATAACATATTTATCAGATAAGTACGATTCCATCATTTGATTTTGAAATCCAATATCTCTTACGTTTTGCAGGGTTAGACTCGAATTACCACTAGAATCTTTTCTATCTGATAATACTTTTTGAATTGTTAGTTCCTGTACTTTCCTACCTACTTTTACCTCTGATATGATTTTCTTTAATTGAGATTGGGATGTATCCTTAACTCTAACTCTCATACGAGGTTTGTTAGGAATTGTTGGATTACCAATTACTTTACCATCTTCTACATCAATAGTAACATACCCATAATCATTGTGGATTGGAACGAATTCCGATTCCTTTGTATCAACATCCCAAACTAATATTCCGTGGTCGGGGTATTTAGCTTCAGCATGATTCTGCATAATTGTAGAACCACAATACTTAATAGTACCCTCATCATTTAATGATTGATTTGGTACGTGAATATCACCTAATAGTACTAAATCGTACCCATCAAATGAATCTACTTTTACATTTTTATTCTCTAATTGGAATCCGTATTCTGTTTTTACCTTATCGACGGGGGCGTGATATAAAGCAATCTTATATTCACCATGTACTTCTTCAGATGGGATAATCTCCTTAGATTCTCCAAAAACCGATGAGTGTGAAAAGGAAATTCCACCCATCTTCCAAACTCCATCATCTTTCAGATAATGTAGATTTGAATGGTTTAGTGCATTTACAATTGGTGATAACGCATCTAATCGAGATGGGTTATTTAGGTTAGCATCGTGGTTACCTGGTATTAAAATGGTTGGTAACATATCTGATAGGTTCTTTAGAAATGTTTGTGTCATCTCTATAACTTCAGGTGTCATATCCGTTTTAGCATGAACAATATCACCACAAAGAACGATAACACTATCATCAGTTTTTGTGGATTTAATATACTCATAAAGGGTTTCGAACACTTCTCTGTACTCTTTGTGCCTTTTTAAATTTCTAATGTGAACATCTGCTATGTGGTAAATCTTTTTGATTAGACCATCATACTTAATTCTTTTTGATTTTCTCATACACCTAATAACTTATACTCCATTAACTTTCTTAGTGAGAGTAATTTAGTATTTTTTATTTTTTCATTAATATTGTTAAAGCCCATATCTGATGGGTCTGAATCTTTTAGTTCAACGATGTGAACATTTACTCCGTTATTCATAAGGGATTCTGCGAATCTAAGTGAATTCTTAAATGCATCGGAATCTAATGCTAAATACACACTTTTTACTCCCTTACTCATTATTTTCTTTTGTAGTTCCGATTGTGGTGATTTACCAAACAATGGAATACTATTCATTCTAACTGCTATAGCATCAAATACTCCTTCGCAAATTACAATTGGTAAATCCCAATTAACAAACATCTCAAACCCTACTACATCTTTGGATACATCAGGATTCTTATGTTTGAATGCAGAATCATAAAAACTTCTACCTACAAAATAATTTAACATACCATTCTCATCATAAGATGGTACGATTATTTTATGTTTGTATATGCCTTCCTCACAATACCCCATTTGGTACTTTAATACCTCTGCTGGTGTTACACCTCGTCTATTCAAATAAGATATAGCATGCTTCCTTATAACTGATGTGGAAGCCTTCCATAATGGAATGTATTCAGATGGGAGTTGAACTACCTTAGATTGTTCGGTAGTTGAATCTGTTTTGTATCTATACTTTCTTTTGAATATAGAGTTATGTGCATCCCATACTTCTTTAGATACTTTAAGTTTTCTGAAAAGAGAGCGTATTGATTTACCCTTCTCATCGGATATCCAACAATGCCAAGGGTTATTTGCATCAGAGTTTAATTTTATGTTTATCTCCAATTTAGGTTTATGATGATTCACAAACGGAGACCAAAACGCATAGTTATCGCCTGATGTTTTCTTAGCTTTACCTAAGATTGATTCTAATAAAGATAGTAGCTGTTCTTCCATATTGTTATAAATATACAAATAATAATTGGATTATCCAAAGAATTTCTCAATTTCTTTTTCATCTATCCATTCTTGTGGGATTTCTGTTTTTGCCCATTTGAATCCGTTCTTCTCACACCATTGTGCATATGTGGTTTTAGAACCTTTGTATATTTTTCCATTTGGAGATTGTAATACGAACCTTAAATCCATATCAGGATTCTGTTCTTTTATATGTAAGTGTTTTTTTCTATCTTCTGGTAAGAACCAACCTTTTGATTCTATAAAGATATTATTAGGTAATCTGAAATCAGGTTTGTAAGTATGATGAGTTGCTGGGATTGAGTACGATACTTCGTGCTTTTCGTATTCACCATCAATTCCTTTAGATTTTAATTGTTCATCTATGCGAGTTTCTAACCCACTCTTATGACCCTTCAG